TCCTGCACCTGGGACGTGTTGTCCTGTCATGTATTTCGGAATACCTGTAATCTCGTCAGCTATATCCATGAACCTATCGAACACAGCCATAAGCTCTTGTGCGTTTGAATTCGGCTGGAAAAAGTTCATCGGCGGCGAAGCATCACCGTAGTCCGACTGCTGGAACTGCCATATCTTCCAAGGATACATCTGAGTAATGTCTTCCCCAGCTGGTAAGCGACTTACGTTAACTCCTACTTGAGGACCAGAAGAAATACCCATGTTATTAGCTAAGGCACGAGCAGCTGCGTTACACATGTTCTGCGCGTCCATACATAAATCTGAAACACCGTTGCCGTCAAGTCGGCCTGGGACCTTCTCGAACGACGAGACGTAATATGGTTTACGACCGATAGGGTCGTAGTTAAGTACGGCTTTAATAACTATGTTATCAACCATCCATACTTCACAAGGGTAAGACATCTGAGCATCGTCGATGTCCTTCTCGTCTAAACCCCATTCTAATAAAAGTTTACCTGGGATAGAGTCCCACAGTTGAACTGCTGCAATAAGGTCCGAGTTAGCCTCGTCGAAGTCTTTACCCTCTAAGACTTCAAACTCAGAGTCCTCGCGGTCTAACCAGTCGAATCCACCAATACCGAAGTCCGACAGCAACGCTCGTACTGACGCCTCGTCGTATCCCTCGACGCCTATCATGGCCTCGACGTCTTCTCTAGTTAAGTGGTGAATCTCAATGATAGGCATGTTCTGGATGTCGTCACCCCACGGGGCCCAGTAGAATTTGTAAGGGTCTACTCTTTCCCACTCGTCTCTAACGATTTCTTTAGTAACAAGCTCTGCGCCATCCCACTGTAACTTCTTACGCTTGCGGGGGACTGGACCTTTCAATACCGCATACGGATACGTAGCGATATCGTTAGTAAATTCAAATAGCGCCTTGACGAAACCACCTTCTAACAGCTGGTCTTCCATCTTGTCTTCCATACGATCAACGCGTTTGTCCGCTTCGAACTCCATCTCACGCATGGCTACGTCTTTCATGTCTGCTGCTAATTTCTTAAGGCCAATCTCATCGATAGCCTCACCACCCAACTCATAGTACTGCTGCAAATTCTGCTGCATGATACCTTGAAGGCGGTCAATTAATTCTGGTGGAACTTCTGGTACTGGAGTCGCTTCGATAGACCATGGCTTATCGGAACCAGTACCTAGTAGCGTGTCACGCAACCAAGCAGTCGCGGTACGACACTTCGTACTGACGATACCCATAAATAGTTCTGAACCACCTTGGGCTTGAATCTCTGCAAGTTTAGTTGGAGAGTACTCCATGTTGCGAGCGCGAGCAGTTTCAATCAAGCGAGGCTCAATGTCTTTCTTCTTGTGGTCACGCATCGTAGTCCAGCGTTTACGCGTGTGCGCAGCTAAACCTACTAGCAGTTCACTCTGTTGTTTTTCTTCTGACTCGCGTTTAGCTCTAGCTTCCAAATCGGAAGAACTAGCAACGGGGATTAAAGCAGGACCTAAAGACATAAATTTCTCATATTAACATGAATATGCTAATATGCTACCATCAGAACGCGTCGTTGTCAACATTTTATGTCCAACCAAACGCAGAAACTTTCTTAACTTCTCGTCGAGCCCCTTGCCCAGCTGTAGTACCGAACACTTCACCACCATCAGCGTGTAAGCAGAGGTACTGGAACGCATCCGCGACATCAGACCAAGGGTGTGATTTTTCTGGTTTCTCATCTTTTATACCTTTCGTGTTGATTTTATAACGATATTTTCCAGCTAAACCTTGAACCAACGAGTTCGCTGCATCATGGTCTATCATTAGGCCGTACTTACCATCAACTATTCGCGTCATGTACTTTTCTACTGCTGCTAAACGCGCAGCCACAGAGTTCGTTTTCGCGGCTTTTATCGAGAAACCCTCAGCACGATATATGTCGGCTACTGTTCTCTCGTCTGTCTGTGCCCTTTGGAACGCAGCGGGGTCAATTATCACCAGCGATGTCCTTCCAGGAAACTTGTTAGCTAACAACGGCTTCAGTTTCTCACGTACGAACCTTAGCGCGCCCATGTCTTCTGAGATTATCGAGTCATAAATAACCAAACGACCGTCGTATATCACTTGTCCTATCACCGCTGCTGGTGTTAGACCCGCGTCGATTCCTATTAGTATAGGCGCGTCACTTACCATCGGTATCAGTGGCGTTTTAGATGTATGGTGTTGTCTATCGAACGACCTAAACACTGGCTGCCCACTCAGTGACTTACCAAACTCAGCATGTATGTACACGGCTTTCCAGTCTTCAGTTTTACCGTGCGCAAGGTTATCGTAGTAGTCATCAGGTAGGAACTGTGTCCAGTCCGCCTCTGGTGCTAAACCAGATGGCTGAATAGTTACGTGCATGTTTTCTGGCGGGTTAGACAGCAGCTCTTCCCAAAAAGTATCTTGGTCTGGTGGGTTAGTCATCCCCCACAGGTGCGCGTTCGGTTTCCCGTCGTCAGTCTGACAACCCACCCCGTTCATCATTTTGTCCGGGTAACGTCCTAGACGACCCTGTGCTGCGTTGTAGATGTCTGGATGTATCTCTCTAAACTCATCGAATATGAAAAAGGATGCCTGAAGAGATAGTAGTCTTCGCACGTCATTCGCGTCATCTAGACCACGAAACAACACCTCACACTCTATGTCACCAACCTTTATGACGAATTTGTATTCCGTCTTGAGGAAGCTACCCATCACGCCATCAGGTATCCACTTCATAAAGTCTGGTATGGACGTGTCCCTCAACTGCTCTCGGGTGTTACGTACCCAGATGGCTCGAGACCGTCTGACCCCGTCATTACATGGAGCCATCAGAGCGGCGTGGTGCAATATTTTCATCACACCGGCTGTCGTTTTAGTCGAACCAACGGGGCCAACAGCTAGTGATATAAACTTGGTTGAGTAGAAGAAGTCGTCAAGCGACTTGATAACTTCGAAGTTTATCTCGTGCGCGGGGGTCTGGGGAACGGTAGCCACTAGACTGTACTGCCTTCTATGGTTATCGCTTCCTCTTTGTCCTTGGCGCGTGTGATGTTGATTACGACTTGTGGTCCGTTGGCTCCAACTGCGTCTTTGCCGTCAGGTTCCAACTTACCCATCTTGTTCAACATCTTCTGAAACTCCAAACGAGTAGCAGGGTTGATTGTAGGGTTCTGCATGTGGCGGAAGAGGTTATCCAAGTTAACTGCACCCATAAGACGGGCTAATGTTTCCATCTTGGTAGGGTCGTCCTCAATCATCTGCAGTTGCCCGCGGGATAAGATGGAGGTGTGTTCGAACGCCGGGTCTGTAAGTTTATCTACTTGATTGCTCATAATATCCAAGTGTACCTGTATAGACAGGTGTTTGTCAATAATATCGTTATTTTAGCAGGCTGGAATTTTTTTGGGGGGCTATTTATGGGGCGGGGTGTTTCTATGAAGTGGCTCTTTTTGAGCGAGGTCTAAAAATTAGGGGGTTGTTATATGAAGTACATAAGGATGGGTGGGCACCCCCACCCCTCTGCGTTCCCTACCCCCTATATGGACGTTTTGCTATTAGTGTAAGAAGCTTTATCCCTTATCTCCAAATCCCTTAGTGGGGGCAGAGATTCAAGCTAAAGCCCTTTCAGTAAGTATAGCGACGACGGACTATACTCTAAAGATTTTACTCCACAAATCCTGCCCTAGGACTTTCGTACTTTAGGGCGATATACTAACAAAGTATATCCACTTTTATAAGTGAGTACGCGTCCAGCACCAAGGGATAGCTCTAACTAATAAACGTTAAACAAATAACAACAGGCTCTGAGATTTTTCTGGCAGTGTGGCTAGTTACCACATGAAAGCCCCCTGTATCCACAAAGAATGCTTTAATACGCTGAGTGTGGACAGCTACTGAATAGTAAAAATAGGTAGCCTTGAATGGAGATTGAGTAGGTCTACGCCTACAATGTCTTCAGAGAGAATAACATCACTAAAAGTTAAGCGTGAAAGTCGCAACGGTGTGCCGTGTTATATCTCTAGAGAAATCATGTCGCATTCAGTTGTGGCATGATTTCATTAAGTGCATAAGTGATTGTGTGCTTAATGAAATCATGATGGATTTCACTTTTAAATCAATGGAGTAATATTATGTTAGACAATAAAGCAATCAATAGAAAAATCGGTAACATTAAAAAATCTACAACTACAATCCGTGCGAATGTGCAGGAAGTATTGTGCAACGTAGCAGGTCATGCTTATGAGCATGGTGATGTTAGAGGGTTTGACAAGCTGTTGGCAGTATCAACGGGCTTAAGCAAAAGCCGTATCGTTCGCTGGGTGCATGAGTACGGGTTCGCTCGTTATAACGAAAAGACAGGCACGTTTAAAACCAACAGTAAGATGTTGAAAGAAACTATGTTCGGCAATGGTGCGAACACTGATGGTTCGGGTTCTGAAGTGGTTAAGTACTTAGTAGACGAGTCTGTCAATTGGTATGAAATGACAGCAGGTGAAGCTTCAACTGACAAACCTCTTGACATCACTCAGAGTTTAGTTGCACTTCGTAAGCGTATCGACAAAGCTACTGAGAAAGGTCAAGAGATTG